GGGATAGCGATGAAAAGCAAGAAAAAAAGAAACCGCCCCGGCGGCAACCGGGACGGAATCACAAGGAGATATAAAATTAAATATCACCAATATTATATCACCAAAATAATGTGGAGTCAAGGAGTTTTAAGAAGTTTAGAGAGGAAGCAAGAAAATGGATAAATTTATACTAAACAAACAAATCCCAAGCGGCGGAGGAATTGTAGTCAAGATCGACGGCGAAGCGGCGCAGATGATCTGTGAATTGCAAAGTAAAACCTATGCCGATAAAAAGTATATCGTATCAGAAATGATTAAGTTCTGCTTTGAAAGGGCAGAGATTCACGATAGAAAGATAGAAATTAAAGAAATGCGGAAAGATGACTGTTGGCAATAAGGGAATAGTTAAAATAAGGAGTGGATGAACATGGGATACGCGAATGACAGCATAGGTGCGCTGAACGAATTAGAGCGGCAGCGTTTAGGGGAAAGTCCAGAGTATGGGAAGCCCCAGATAGACTGGGGCGAATTAGACGATATACGGCATGATGATAAGGAGTGGCAGAGATGAATTTAGAAAGGCTTTCTGACGTGTTTTCACCAGAGAAGATTGAATTTAGGATCGGAGCAACAAATGAAAGGCGGAATGGCAAAGAGGTTATACAGAAGGCTACGCATGCATTTGCGCTGCCTTATGTAACGAACCGCGCCATACAAGACCGGCTGGACGAGGTGTGCGGGAAAGAAAACTGGAAAAATATATTCCGGGAATGGAAAACAGAGCACCAGCTATGCGGGATTGCAATTAAGATCAACGGGGAATGGGTTGACAAATGGGACGGGGCGGAAAATACCAAAGCCGAGCCTTTGAAAGGAGGCCTGTCCGCGTCCATGAAACGGGCCGCCGCCCAGTGGGGGATCGGCAGATATTTATACGATATACCGCCCATGTGGGTAGAGGTGTATCCGTACGGCAGGGGGTATAAGTTTAAAGAACCCCCTGCGCTGCCGGATAGGTACTTGCCGTCCGGTACAGCCAACAGCGGATATATTGCGGATGTGGCAACACCGGAAGAACGGGAGATTGCGCAAATGTGCAAAACGGCTGAGGAAACCAAAATTACAGAGAAAATGGGAAGTGCGCTTGCAGAAGCTATCCTGATTAACAATGTGGACATAGAAAAGGTTTTAAACTGGGCAAAGATTAAAGAATTATCTCATATGACAGTATCCCAGTATAATAAATTGATGGATATATATGAAGTGCAGTTCAAGGATTTTAAACGCCCGGTACTTGATGTATCGGAGCAAGAACAGAACCGGCTTAACGATTTAAATAAAAAAATGGGTGCCGTGCTATGATATTAACAGAGGACAACTATTACACACCGGAAGCCGACCTGGAGTACATGAGCTGTTCCCAGTATCAGTCGTTCTGTGAATGCGAGGCCAAATCAATGGCAAAGCTTCACAAACGCTGGATTGATAAACCATCGGAGGCTTTCCTTGTGGGGAACTACTTCCATTCATATTTTGAAAGTCCGGAAGCACACCAGAAATTCTGTGCGGAGAATGCGGACAAAATATATACGCAGGCTTCCTATAAAAAATACATAACCCTTTGTCAGAGCAGAGATATGGAGCTTGCAGTTGACGGAAAGAGCAGTATTGTACCAGAGGATGTCTTAAAGCCGCTTGCGAAATATGAGCAGGCGGACAATATGATCCGTGTAGTAAAAGGCGATCCGCTGATGAAGCAGTTCCTGGATCTGGAAGGGGAAAATGAAAAGATTGTTACCGGCGAGATATTCGGCATAAAATGGCGCGGAAAGTTAGATAAATATATCCCGGATATGCGGTTCATTGTAGACTACAAAACAGTGGCGAATATTTGGGAAACTATGTATAATCCGGTCACAAAAGAGCGGGAGACATTTGTACAGAAATACGGATATTTGTTCCGCGCAGCAATATATTCCCTATTAGAGATGCAGATGCATTTTCATATCAGTTTTCAGGAGGCGTACAGCCTGATGCAGGACAGCCCGGACGATGCGGCCGACTTTTTCCTTTTGTGTGTGTCTAAGCAGGACTACCCGGACAAAGAGGTGATCCGGCTAAACCATGTGAAGGAATACATCCGGGAACTGGACGCAGCCAAAGAAAAGCTGGGACGGATCCAGGCGCTAAAAGATGGAATTATTGAACCAAGAAGATGTGGTATGTGCGACTACTGCAGAAGCACCAAAGTATTAAAGGAAATTAAGCCATACTATGAACTAATCCCCGCATTCCGTACAGCAAAAGAGACTGAATACATACAGGAAGGCGAGGACAATGAATCTGGAGCGTAAACGGTGTTGGCTGACGCATTACCGGCGTGAAGACTGGGAATACTGCCCGCTGTGCAATGCGCCGATCCGCTGGATGTATGACGGGGATTTGTGGATACCGTGCGATCGGGAGCCTGTCCGGTTCTCACGCGGTATTGACGGGAATTTAACGATTGTGGCGGGAGGCGGAACTTTGGATTACTGCATGCTGGATGACGGGGGCAGGCTGGGCCTTCTGCCGCATGTGTACAGCTGCGATAGTCTGAACGGATGGCATGGTGTGAAGATAGAGAGGTAACAGCAATGCACAGACTTAAAGCGGAGAAACCGCAAATATCTATGGAATACGGCGGGGATGCGTTTACGGTGACCTTCCGGGTATGCGGGAAAAGCGCGGCAATGCGCCTGGCGGAGGATATACAAACCAATCCGAAAGACCAATACGCCGTAGAAATCAAGCAATGGCGGGAGCGGCGGTCGCTGGACGCCAACGCATACTGCTGGAAGCTTATCGGGAAACTGTCGGAAAAGCTGAACATCCCGCCAGTGGACATATACCGGGGCATGATCCGGGATATTGGCGGGAACACCGAGGTTGTATGCGTGAAAGAATCCGCTGCGGAAAAGCTGTGTGACGGCTGGGGGCATAACGGCATTGGCTGGCTGACAGACACGTTTCCCAGCAAAATAGAGGGCTGTGTTAATGTAATCTTGTATTATGGCAGCAGCACCTATGATACAGCCCAGATGAGCCGTCTGATTGACCTGGTTGTAGAAGAATGCAAGGCGCAGGGGATCGAAACGAGAACGCCGAAAGAGCTGGAAAACATGTTGAATTTATGGGAGGCGGGCAGTGAAAAGCATAATGCAGACTGAAAAACAGTGCTATATAACAGGCCGGACGTCCGGCCTGCAGGAGCACCATGTCTTTGAAGGGAAAAACCGGAAGCTGTCCGAAAAATACGGGCTGAAGGTGTGGCTGATCCAGGAACTGCACAATGGGTCTGACGAGGGTGTGCACTGCAAAAACGGGCAATGAAAATATTGATTAAGGCGTTGAAAATGATGCGGAGGTGTACGCTGCGTGATGGGATCCGGCCGTTTGTCCGGGCATTCCAGCGGGCAGAAGGAAAAGAAATTGAAAATCAGATGTGTTTGGAGGATATATCATGAATAAAGTTACGCTGATGGGAAGACTGACAAAAGACCCACAGATGAAATATACGCCCCAGGGGACAGCGGCAGCGAACTTTTCGATCGCTGTAAACCGCAGGTTCGCAAAAGAGGGTCAGCAGCAGACTGACTTCATTAACTGCGTGGCGTGGCGGCAGCAAGCTGAGTTTATCTGCAAATATTTCCGAAAGGGCAGTATGATCGCGATTGTCGGCAGTATCCAGATCAGAAGCTGGGACGGACAGGACGGAAAACGGCAATACGCTGCGGAGGTATTGGTGGACGAGGTATACTTTACCGGGTCTAAGGCGGAGTCCGGTACAGGAACGCGGCAAGGCGTACAGCCCGCACCGAATACCGCACCGGAATTTGATGATTTTGATACGCTTGGATTTATGCCGGCCGATGGCAGTGATGAAGATCTGCCGTTTTGATAGGAGTTAAGTTATGGAAAACAGAGAAGGTATTATATTTTACCGGAGCTTTTATGAGGCGATTAAAGATCTTCCGGCAGAAGAATTTAAAAAATGCGCCTGCGCAATGTTAGGGTACGGATTAGACGGGAAGGAGCCCGAGGTGGATGGCGTAGCAAAAGCTGTATTTGTAATGGCGAAACCACAGATAGACAAAAACAGCCAGCGATACACGAACGGAAAAAAGGGCGGCAGAAAAACCAAACTTGAACCAAACGAAAACCAAAACACGGATGCGGAAAACCAAACTAAAGACGAAGCGGAACCAAGCCTTCCTAAAACAGAACCTAAAGAAAAAGAGAAAGAAAAAGATAAAGAGAAAGAAAAAGATAAAGATAATATATACCCCCCTAACCCCCCGGAAGGGGAAAACGCCTCCGCAAAGGCGGAGCCATTCCCGCGCTCGGATGATATTTTTACCATGTACAACAGCATATGCAAGTCCCTGCCAAGCGTAAAAACCATATCAGGCAAACGCAGAAGCGCGGCAAAACGCCTGCTAAAGAAATATAGCATGGCGGAGTTTGAAAAGCTGTTTACAATGGCGGAATCCAGCGACTTTATCACGGGAAGGAATAACAGGGACTGGCGCGCGTCCATTGACTGGCTCCTGAACGAAACCAACATGGCGAAGGTATTAGACGGCAACTATGCAAACAGAGACGGGCCGTCAAGCTTTGGGGACAGGCCGGAATATGACGAGCTGGCGGAAATTGCCCGGAGGAGGCTGATGGAGAGTGAACAACAATAAGCAGATTACAAAGCTGTGCAAAAAGTGCGGAAGGCCGCTCCAGATGCGGATGAAAGTATTTGGGACATGGTGGGATTTGCCGTGCGTATGCGACTGTGAAAAGGAGAAAAATGAAAATCATTGTACACGAGATTCCGCCGTCCAATAACAAATACCTTGGGAACAGCCGCTCATTCCAGGTGTACAGGCGGGAAAAAGAAAGGTGGCATTGGCTGATTAAGGCGGCGGTCCAGGACAAACCCAAAAAGCCGCTGGAGAAGGCTATGGTGCAAATTACATACTTTTTCCCGGACAGGCGGCGAAGAGACCCGGACAACTACAGCGGAAAATTTATCCTGGATCCGCTGGTAAAAGAGGGCATTTTGGCAGACGACAGCTTTGCCAATGTAGAGCTGGTTTTAAAAGCATGCGTGGATCGCCGGCGGCCCCGGACGGAGATTGAGATATTGAGCCTGTGAAGCTGACAGGTGAGAAAAAGATTGAAAGGAGCAGGAGGATGAGAATATTAGTCGCCTGCGAAGAGAGCCAGGCCGTAACAAAAGAACTGAGAAAACTTGGCCATGAGGCATACAGCTGTGATATTCTGAAATGTTCCGGAGGGCGCCCGGAATGGCATCTGCAATGTGATGTGATTCCGCTTTTAAAAATAAAATGGGATATGATCATAGCGTTTCCGCCGTGTACGTACCTAAGCAATGCGGGGGCGAAACATCTATTCAGGGGCGGCGTTCTGAATGAAGAGAGATATCGGAAGGGCATGGAGGCAAAGCAGTTTTTTATGACGCTGTTAAACGCAGACTGTCCGCGTGTGGCGGTTGAGAACCCTGTATCCAGCAGAATATATGAAATGCCGCCATATACACAGGAGATCCAGCCGTGGCAGTTCGGGCATCCGGTGACAAAGAAAACCAGGCTCTGGCTTCGTGGGCTGCCGGAACTGGAACCCACGGAAATGGTCAAACCAGAATGCGGATGCCATGAGGCGGGTACATGGTTTATGAAAGGCGGAAAAGACAGGCAGAGGAACAGGGCAAAAACCTTCCCCGGAATCGCAAAGGCAATGGCCAGGCAGTGGGCCGGGGAATGCAGAGATTGAAAAGAGCAGGAAGGTTGAGAATGGCTGAGTGTATTGATCGGGACGCATTGTATCAATTCTTGACAGACCAGAAGGGCAAGGAAACAGGAGCATATTCCAAGGGGAGAAACGCTGCTGTGGCGCGAAAATGGATCTGAAGTAAGAAAGAGGTATCTATCATGGAAGTAATATGTGTGACTGTGTTTGCCGCACTGTGTATATTGGGGCTGACATATATTTTTGTAAAAATTATTGATGATATGAATAAGTGAAGGGAGAATATAGAATGAAACACGCCAAACGGCTCACAAGGGCACATAAGATACTGCTGACAAAGTACAGGCTGAACCCGGATAATTGGCTGTATGCGCGGGAAACACCAGACAGGCTGGTGCTGGTACATAGGCATACCGGGGCGGTTAGAGTGATGGCAAAGGGTTAGGAGGTCAGGCATGACAGTGAAAGAATGGCTAAACAGAGGCAGATACTTAGACAGAGAAATTGACCAGCTATTAGAAGACCAGCAGAACGCCTTAAATTTGGCCTGTGGGACTGCTGTGAGCTATGGCGGCGAAAAAGGTACAGACAAGCAAGAAAAATGTCACAGAACGAAGATTTATCGCTTATGCAGACTACTCCGCCAAGATAGATAACAGGATTGACGAGCTGTATGCTATTAAGACTGAGATCAAGGCGGCAATTAACAAGCTGGATGATCCATTGTTAAGAGCGTTGCTGATAGCAAGATACGTCAATATGAAGACATGGGAGCAGATTGCAGAGGACTTAAATTATGATTTACGGTGGATATACCGATTACATGGCAAAGCGTTACGCGCCATTGAAAGCCACTATAGGCCAGTGATATAATGTAAACTGTGGAAAACCACATAAAAGCACTCCTTTCTAAAGAGCACCCTACAGCTGCGGGGTGCTTTTTGCTTGGAGTAGGTTTTCGTTTTTTCGTATAACAAGACATGAGGGTAAGGGTAAACACAATCAAGACGGACAATGCCGGCACTGGCGGGGGTGTATGGTTGTTAGTGAGGTGATGAGGGATGGCGAAAGAATTTGCAAAAACATTTTACAAGTCAAAAGCGTGGCGGCGTTGCAGAGAATCATATATAAAAGAGCGCGAATCTGTTGACGGTGGAATGTGCGAAGAGTGTGGCGAAGAGCCGGGATACATTGTACATCATGTAGTTACGCTTACTCCGGAAAACATTAACGATGCTGGCGTGTCGCTCAATCATAAATATTTAAAATATGATTGCAAGGCATGCCACGACCGGGAGGAGGCACATGCGTTTGTAAAAACCGCAGAGCCATTGTGTGATTTTGACAGTCACGGTCAGCCGATCCCCCCTATTTCAGGCAGTCAAACATTGTTTCGGGGAACCGGGAAGGGGACATCGGAAAAATACACGGGGAATTTTACAGGCCCCCCTCCCTATAAAAAAACAAAAATGAAGGTGTGATTTATGGCAAGAAAACGAAAGTTAAAAAAAGAAGAACTTATTGATGCAGAAATAAAACGATTAAATGAGATTTACAGCGATATGGACGGAAAACAGAACCGGGTTGCCCAGGGACTTATATTACGGGCCGCGTTTATGCGCGTGTCACTGGACGAGATGGAAAAGGACATTAATGAAAATGGGTATACGGAACAGTTCTCCCAAGGGAACCAGGAACCGTATGACAGAAAACGTCCGGTGCTGGAACTGTATAATACCATGAATGCAAACTATCAGAAAATATGTAAGCAATTATCAGACATTTTGCCCAAAATAGAAGTTCCTGTCACAGATGATGGTTTTGATGATTTTGTGAACGGCAGGGATGAATTATGACCAATCCAATCCGAGAATATTGGGCGGCTATAGATAGCGGCAAAGAGACTGTGTCAAAGAAAATTTACAGAACATATAAAAAGTTGGTATATGACTTGGACAATCCATCAGAATATTTTTACAGCTGCTGCAGGGCAAACCATGCAATACAATTTATCGAACGGTATTGCAAGCACAGTAAAGGAAAAATGGGCGGCAAGCCGGTTATTCTGGAGCTATGGGAAAAGGCTATGATAGCTGCGATATTTGGGTTTGTAGATATAAACGGCAACCGGAAATATAGAGAGGCAATGTTGATAGTGGGAAAGAAAAACGGTAAATCCCTGCTATCCTCAGTAATTGGATTATATTTAATGGTTGGTGATGGAGAGCCGGGGCCTGAAATTTATGCTGTAGCCACTAAGAGAGATCAGGCAAAAATCATCTGGAACGAAGCGCGTAGGATGGTAAGAAAATCACCGTCATTGCTGAAAAGGATAAAACCGCTTACACATGAACTGTTGAGCGAAGATTTTAACGATGGAGTTTTTAAGCCGCTTGCCAGTGACAGTGACACATTAGACGGGCTGAACGTACACGGCGTTTTGATGGATGAAATACACCAGTGGAAACAAGGGAAAGCGCTATTTGATATTATGGCGGATGGCGTAACGGCGCGTGAGCAGCCATTAATCTTTATCACATCTACCGCAGGAACTGTCCGGGAAGACATTTATGACGAGAAATATGATGAGGCGCAAAGGGTTATAAACGGTTACTTTGACGAAAATGGTTACAAGGATGAACATTTTATAGCCTTTGTGTACGAGCTTGACAGCCGGAAAGAATGGACTGATGAAAGATGTTGGCGCAAGGCAAATCCTGGGCTTGGCACAATTAAAAATTACAGCACTCTAAAAGCTAAAGTTGAAAAAGCAATAAACAATCCCAATCTTGTAAAAAATCTGGTATGTAAAGAATTTAACATACCAGAAACATCAACAGAATCATGGCTTACTTTTGAACAATTGAACAATACGGAAACATATAACCTAGAAATGCTGCATCCTAGATATGGCATAGGCGGCGCAGACCTATCCAGTACAACCGACTTGACGGCGGCAAAAGTGGTATTTATGGTGCCCAATGATCCGCATGTGTATGTATTATCTATGTACTGGCTTGCAGAAGACCTTTTGGAGCAACGCGTAAAAGAAGACAAAATACCATATGACAGATGGATTGAACAAGGTTATATACGCACATGTCCCGGTAATAAGATTCATCCCAAATATGTTACAGAATGGTTTTTGGAAGTTCAGACAGAGCTTGATATATATATCCCCTATGTTGGTTATGATGGGTGGAGTGCAAATTATTGGGTTGAAGAAATGCAGCAGATATTTGGAAAAGAATCTATGATAGAAGTGCGGCAGGGTGTAAAGACGTTGTCAACACCCATGAAAACGCTGGGTGCAGACCTGGAAAGCAAGCTTGTTAATTACAACAATAATCCTGTTGACAAATGGTGCCTGGTCAACACATCTTACGCTGAGGATAAAAACGGGAATATCCAGCCGGTAAAAACATCAAAGCGCACTCGGCGTATAGACGGGACAGCTGCGCTCTTAGATGCTTATGTTGTGTTGCTGGATAAGATGGAAGAATATAAAAGCATGATATGACGGGAGTTGAAAATATGGGACTAATAAGCAGGCTGCGAAATGCAAACAAAAGCACATGCTACAAAATGATTACGGAGCGTGGAAACGGGTATTATGCCTGGGATGGCAAGCTATATCAATCCGATATTGTTAGGGCGTGTATTAAGCCGCAAATAAAGGCGATTGGAAAGCTGTCGGCAAAACACATACGAATAAAGTCGATGTCAGACGGGACACAAAAAATAGACATAAACCCGGAGCCATATATCCGTTTCTTGATTGAGGAGCCTAATCCATTTATGACGGGCCAAATGCTTTGGGAAAAAGCCGCAAACCAACTGGCACTTAATAACAACGCCTTTATTTTAATTGAGCGTGACAGCTTTGGCTATCCCTGTGGTCTGTATCCTATCCCATGTATTGCCGCAGAAGCGGTTTATTCTGACTGCGATCTATACCTGAAATTTACACTGCAAAACGGAAAGGTTATGACGGTGCCGTATATAGATGTAATACATTTACGAGATGATTATAACGAGAATGATATATTCGGGGAAAGTCCGGCGCGTGCTTTGTCATCCATGATGAATGTTGTAAACACTGCGGATCAGGGTATTATTAGGGCGATAAAAAATAGCGGGATTATCCGTTGGTTATTAAAGATAAATCACTCTACACGCCCGGAGGACGTAAGGGAAACTGTACAAAGTTTTGTCGATAATTATCTTAGTGTTGAAAGTGATGCATTTGGAGCTGCTGGTATTGACAGCAAGGTTGACATACAGCGCATAGAACCGAAGGATTATGTGCCAAATGCTTTGCAGACGGACAGAATGGTACAGAGGATACAGGCATTTTTCGGAACGAACGACAAGATTATACACTCATTATATACAGAAGATGAATGGATTGCATATTACGAAGCTCGGATAGAGCCGTATGCACAGCAATTTTCGGAGGAGTTTACAAGAAAATTGTTTACCAGGAAGGAGCGTGGATTTGGGAACAAAATTATTTTTGAGGGCAGCGGGCTTACATTTGCCAGCATGTCAACAAAATTAAATCTTGTGACCTTTGTCGATCGTGGAATTATGACACCTAACGAGGTGCGGAACTATCTAAACCTTGCACCTATTGACGGCGGTGACAAGGCGTTGTTGCGGAAAGACACAGGCACTTTGAAGGGGGGTGATCAGGTTGAGGATTAATATTAACGGGACAATCGTGCCAAATAATGAAGCATGGGCTTATGAATGGCTTGGGCTTTCCTATGTTTGCCCTAAACAAGTGGACGAATTGATTGAGAAGGCCAACGGCGAACAGCTTGATGTCTATATCGACAGCGGAGGCGGAGAAATATTTGCAGGAAGCAGTATATATTCTGCGCTAAAGGCGTATGGCGGTGTTGTAAAAATCCATGTAGTTGGATTGGCTGCAAGCGCGGCGAGTGTGATAGCCTGCGGCGGCGACAGCGATATATCGCCTACAGCTATGTTGATGGTGCATAACGTTTCCGCCGAATCAAGCGGCGACTATCACCAAATGGATAAAACCAGCAATGTGCTAAAAAAAGCAAACCAAGCAATGGCCGCAGCATATGTAGAAAAAACAGGAATGAAAGAATCAGACGCACTGGCCATGATGGAAAATGAAACATGGCTAACTGCTGCAGATGCAGTAAAAAAAGGCATTATCGACAGGATTGCCGGAGATAATGGGATGCGGTTGGTTGCATCTGTATCTAACGTGTTGCCTCGCGGGACCATCGAAAAAATCAGAAATACTGTATATAACCCGGCCATACAGAGTGAAAGAAATAAATTGTATGCAAAACTAAATCTATTAAAATTGAAAGGTGGAAATAAAAATGGCGTTTATTTTTAAGAATCAAGAGGATTACAAAAATCAGCGGTCGACGTTGCTTGCAGAAGCAGAAGCAGCAATTGACGCGGGAAATCTGGACGAAGGAAACACTAAAATGAAAACTGTAGAGGATATGGACACAGCATATGAAAATTATGCAAAAGCGAAAGCGAATATGTCCGCACTGTCTGGCGTGAAACCGCCATCCAGTATGGTAAAAGAAGGAGTTATTGATACTATGGGAAACAAATCAACAAATGATGATATTTTTAATACACGGGATTACCGAATGGCGTTTATGAATCATGTGCTTGCAGGTAAACCAATTCCCGAAAAGTTTGTGAATGCGGATCAGGTTACAAAAACCACGGACACGGGTGCGATTATCCCAACCACCATCATGGAAAAAATCATTGAGAAGATGGAGGCTACAGGGATGATTCTGCCGCTGGTAACACGAACCGGATATAAAGGCGGCGTATCAATCCCGACATCTACCGTAAAGCCTGTGGCAACTTGGATATCAGAGGGGACGGGAAGCGACAAGCAGAAGAAAACTCTTGGATTAATTACGTTTGCGTATCACAAACTAAGATGCGCGGTGGCGATTACATTGGAAACGGAAACAATGGCCCTGCCCGTGTTTGAAGCAACGTTAATTAATAACGTATCTGAGGCAATGGTCAAGACTTTGGAGCAGGCAATGATCACCGGCGATGGCAGCGGAAAGCCCAAGGGTATTCTTGCAGAAACACCGAACGCAGGGCAGGCATTAGAAATTGCAGAGGGTATCGCGCTTAGCTATAAAACACTCTGTGACATGGAAGCCGCGTTGCCGTTGGAATATGAATCTGGTGCGGTATGGCTTATGACTAAAAAGACGTTTATGGTTTTTGCTGGCATGACGGACACAAGCGGACAGCCTATCGCCCGGGTGAACTACGGAATTGGCGGCAGGCCGGAGCGTACGTTGTTGGGCCGTGCTGTAGTGGTAAACAACTATATGGCGAATTACGGCGCAACCGTAACTGCAGATACTATTTGTACCGCTCTGTTTAACATGCCGGACTATGTACTTAATACCAATCTGGGCATTACGATTAAAAAGTACGAGGATAACGATACAGATGACCAGATCACAAAGGCTGTAATGCTTGTTGACGGAAAAGTAGTAGACAAAGGCTCTCTGGTAACGCTGACAATAAAAAACTCATAAACGCTGATACTGGCGCTCAATATACACAGGAGCAGCTAAACGCCATGACTGTGGCGCAAATTAATATACTTGCGGCGGAGTTAGGCTATAGTATCAGCGGTAAAACCAAAACGGAGTTAATAACCAGTTTTTTAGCTAAACAAGGAGCGTGATGGTTTATGCTTGACAAGATAAAGCTTGCGTTAAGAATAAAGTCGGACGCATTTGATGACGAAATTAAGGATTTGGTGAATGCCTGCAGGATAGATTTGCATCTTGCAGGCGTAGACCGGACACGGGAATCAGACCCGCTGATTTGCCGTGCAATTATTTTATATTGCAAGGCTAATTTCGGGTACGGAGACGAAAAAGAAAAATTCCATCGGTCATACCAGGCACTGCGCGACAGTCTGTCTTTGGCGGGTGATTATAAGTATGATTGAGGACGTTATCTATCTGGTAAAAGAACGGTATAAGGCAGATAACATAGGGAATCAAATCCCGGCAGAAGAAATAACCCCAGTGTTTGCGGCAATATATAGCGTGTCCCAGTCCGAATATTTTGAAGCGGGAAAAAACGGGTTGAAACCAGATTATAAAATGATGATATACAGCCAAGAATACAGCGGAGAACAAAAAGTGAGATATGAAAATACCGCGTATACTATATATCGTACATACTTATGCGGTGATAGGCTGGAATTGTATCTGACAAAAAGGGATGGTACACAGCATGACTGATACAGATGGGTTTGCGGAAATGATATTGTATGAACTCACGGAATACAGTGAAGAAGTAGACAGTATTATGCAAAAAAGGATTGAAAAGAAATCAAAGGAAATATGCAATACGCTCAAAACACATCCGAATATCCCCGTTAATACCGGCGAGTACAAGAAAGGCTTTAAAATCAAAAAAGCGGCGCACGGTACTGGCTATAAGCGGAATATCATTTACAACAAAAAAGGCCAGATCACACAATTATTAGAGCGGGGGCATGCCACCAGGAACGGCGGGCGTACCAAAGCATATCCACACTGGAAAGACGCGCAGAAAATGGCGAATGAACTTTATGACGAGATGATGAAGGAGTTACAGAAATGACAGAACAGGAACTTTATGAACTTTTGGGGAAGACCGGGTTTCCGGTTGCTTACCATCATTTTAAAACAACCACTCCGCCGCCGTTTGTCGTCTACATACGCATAAATGATGACAATGTGGCTGCCGACAACAAGGTATATGTCAAGCATGACAATTACCAGGTAGAACTATATACAGCAACCAAAGATGTCAGCGCAGAAAAGAAGCTGGAAGCTATTTTAGATGAAAACGAATTGGTATACAGTATTGACGAGCTTTATATTGAAGCGGAAGAAATGTATGAAGTAATTTATACGATTCAAATTTAGAAGGAGGAATAGACATGAAAATTCAGTATGGGCTAAAAAATGTCCATTATGCAAAGATTACAGAAGGGGCAGACGGGACAATCACGTACGGAACGCCGAAAAGAATTCCTGGCGCAGTAAACCTTACGCTAAATGCAGAGGCAGAGCGGACGGATATTCCGGCTGATGACATCCCCGATTATGCGACCGCATACAACAACAAAGGCTATGAAGGTGAGCTGGAAGTACAGATTTTAACTGATGAATTTAGGCGTGATATTCTAGGCGAAACAACGGACGAAAACGGCGTACAGGTTGAGAATACGGACGCAGTACCAACAAATGCCGCATTTTTGTTTGAGATAACCACGGACCAAAACAAGGTACGGCATCTAATGTATAACTGCTCTGTTACAAAGCCAGGCATGGAAGCGGCAACAAAGGGCGAATCTATAGAAAACAAAACGGATAAGCTGTCATTTAGCGCACGGCCGGCAAAGGATACAGGAGATATTAAAGCAAAAGTTTACTCGGACAACGCAAAGTATAACACATGGTTTGACGCGGTGTATATTAAGGGTGGTACGCCTGCAGTGCTGGTAACACCTACTGATGTGACATTTGACAAAAAGACTGCAAACCAAAAGGATTTGGTGTTAAATCTGCTGCCTGCAGGCTCGGAGACATTATCCAGTATAAAAAATGGCGCGACTGCATTGACATCTACAACACATTATACAAATACATCTAATGTGGTAACAATTAAATCAGCGTATCTTGCAACGCTGGGGGTTGGTATCGTGCCGCTCCTGTTTATTTTCAGCAATGGCCAGACACGCACTGTATACGTAAATGTTGTAAATACGACATCGGCATAAATATGGACGGACATATCCGTCCTTTATTGGTTAGGAGGCTAATAAATGGAGAAAATTGTTAAAATAGACGGAAAGGACGTAAAGTTTAAAGCGTCGGCCAGCACACTGCGAATCTACCGCATAAAATTTAAAAGTGATTTGCTGGTTGACCTTACAAAACTATCTGCGTCAGCGAAAAAAGGAAAATATGAAATACCAGACTTGGAATCATTTGAAAATGTCGCTTACATTATGGCAAAACAGGCAGACCCATCAATCCCGGACAGCGTAGAAGATTGGCTTGACCAGTTTTCCACGTTTGCAATCTGCGAAATTCTTCCTGCCATCATGGAGCTATGGGGAGATAATATGGCTACGATGGTTGAATCAAAAAAAACCTGAAAGCAGTAGCAGGAAAATAACAACACCATTGTTTATGCTCCGCGCCGTGGAGCTTGGTATATCTGTGCGTGATTTGGACTATTTGAGTGTGGGCATGGTAATGGATATGTTTACAGAGAAAATTAATGATGCGCAGCATGATGAAAATTCGGATGTGCGAGAAGCAACACAGGAGGATATTGACAACTTCTGAGTGGAAAAACTTATGGAGATTTAACAATGTTTTTTTGTGGAGGGGTTTTAAGGATGGGTGCGAAAAATAAAGTAATTGCGGGTGATTATAAAGGCGGATCAGTAAAAAGTGTTCTAGGCATACTGTCTATTTCTGCGTTCCCAACAGGCGTTAACTTAGACAAAAATACAGTTGATGATTATCAACTAGTTACAGATGATGTCCGTAAAAGTGCTTCAAGCGGTGTTGCGCGTGGAATTGTCGGAGGCGTATTACTTGGCCCCGTTGGGATGTTAGCTGGCGGCCTATCTGCAAAAAATAAAGGGGTATATACGGTTGCAGTTCAATTTAAAGACGGTAAAAAAAGCTTGCTGGAGTTGGATGATAAATTATATAAAAAATTAGTCCAAAAAATATTCTAAATGTAGTTTGTTCGTATTAGAAAGAACAGAGAAAAGCACCCGGTGAGGGGTGCTTTCTCCTCTTGAAAAATATGTTGATTAAAATTTGCAAATACTATTGACATACGTGTTAATACGTGCTATAATATTATTAGAAAGTGAGGGAATGCTATGAAGTACAGCGAACTAAAGAAAATTCTCAAACAAAATGGTTGTTATTTTGATCACGATGGCAGCAATCATGAGATTTGGTATAGTTCAAAAACAGGAAAAACATTCCCGATCGGTCGGCATAAAAGCGAAGATGTCGCAAAAGGCACTTTAAAGGCAATATTGAAGCAGGCCGGAATAAAATAATTCCGGTCTGTAAAAAAGGAGTTGATACGTGTGGCAAAGTATATTTATCCAGCTATTTTTACAAAAGAAGATAACGGGCTGTATTCTATTTTGTTTCCAGATTTAGATGGATGTTTTACTCAAGGGAGCAGTGTAGAGGATGGAATGTATATGGCTATGGATGTTTTATCGATCGTTTTGTGTGATATGGAAGATGATAAAAAAGAAATTCCGAAGCCAACTGAGCCGATGGCAATTCAGGTAGATAATGATTCTTTCGTCACATTGATTTGCGCAGATACGGCGGAGTACAGAAAAATTTATAACGGAAAATCTGTAAAAAAGACATTGACAATCCCACAATGGTTAAATGATGCAGCGATTCGTGAGAATATAAATTTTTCACAGACACTGCAAAATGCTTTGAAAGAACAATTACATTTAAGGTAATTTCATTAAGCACACTATGAAAAATTAGTGTGCTTTTTGTATGCAGAAAATTACGGAAGGAGGGATACGGTGGCAAGCGGAAATATTAAAGGTATAAAAATTGAAATCGGCGGCGAAACAACAGGGCTGACAAAGGCATTAAATAATGTAAAAAAAGAGTCAAACGCAGTCCAAAAAGAGCTAAAGGACGTAGAACGGCTATTAAAGCTCGATCCCAAAAATACCGAGCTATTAGCGCAAAAACAAGAATTGCTGGGACAGCAGATCAATACAACAAAAGATAAGCTGCAAGCCCTGAAAACAGCGAAAGAAAAGGCTGACAGTGACATGAAAAATGGCACGGAGGTCAATGAAAAGCAATACCGGCTGTTGCAGAGAGAAATAATGCAGACAGAACAAGAATTAAAGAAACTAAACGAAAAAATTACCGATAGCCATACCAAGTTTGACGCGCTTGGAAAAAGTGCGGACAAAATGAACAGTTTTATGAGGACAACAGGTGCGGTTGCATTGGGTGCGGGAGCCGGACTGGTTGCAATGAGCTTAAAAGCGGCGGGAAGCGCGGACGACATCAATACCCTGGCGAAACAAACCGGATTAACAACAGAGCAAATTCAAATTTTTCAGTATGCCTCTGATCGAATAGATGTCAGCTTAGACACTCTGACTGGATCAATGGCAAAGTTAACAAAAAATATGTATTCCGCCCAACAGGGCAGCAAAAGCCAATCACAAGCTTTTAAAGCACTCGGTGTAGAGATTCTTGACAATAACGGCAATTTGCGAAACAATCAAGATGTGATGAATGATTGCATTGATGCGTTATCAAGAATGAAAAACGACACGCAACGGGATGCATACGCTATGCAGATATTTGGAAAATCTGCACAGGACTTGAACCCATTGATTTTAGGCGGCGCTGATGCTCTAAAACAAATGGGCGAAGAGGCGCGGCAATCAGGGGTAATACTTGATCAGGATACTCTAAACGCCGCAAACGAATTTAACGATGCGGTTGATAGGTTAAAGGCCACTGCAACCGGAGTATTTGCACGCATTGGCTCCGAAGTCGCCTCTCAGTTAACGCCACTGATTGAGCCGCTGGCAGGCATGATAGCAACCTTTGTGGACTGGATAATAAATAACAAGGACGGAGTATGCGCAGCTTTGGCAGCAATTGGCGCGGCACTGCTTGCATTTAATGTTGTAACTATGATACAAGGTGTAATAGATGCTTTTACCACCTGGAGAGCAGCCACGCAAGGCATGACTTTGGCACAGGCCGCGCTGAATTTGGTGATGTCGCTAAATCCTATTGCTTTAGTAGTGGCTGCAATCGCCGGATTAGTTGCGGCATTCGTGGTTTTGTGGAATAAATGCGAAGGGTTTAGGGAGTTCTGGACTGGCCTTTGGGATGGGATTAAAAATATTGCTTCCGGCGCGTGGGACACAATTAAGGATAAGGCGGGGCCCGCGATTGACGGGGTTAAAAGTATGTGGGGGGAAGCACAGCCATATTTTTCGGCAATTTGGAACGGGATAAAGGTTGCCGCTTCTGTTGCGCTCGAAAATATAGCGGCGTATTTTAAAGCTTCGTGGGAGATCATAAAGTCTGTATGGGATATAGCTGTTTCCTTTTTTTCTACAATATGGGAGAATATAAAACTAATTTTTTCTGTGGTAGGCGATGTGCTATCTGGTGATTTTTCTGGTGCGTGGGAAGGCATAAAGCAAATATGGAGCAATACGGCAGACTTTTTTAAGACTGTATGGGAGAATATAAAGAACATCTTTTCAACGGTTATAAACTATTTTAAAACAATATTTTCCAATGCATGGAACGGAGTAAAATCGGTGTGGAGCGGAGCAGGGGCCTTTTTCTCTAATATTGTTAATAATATAGCGTCATTTTTTCAGGAATTGCCCCCAAAACTGTTAAAGGCCGGAAAGGATATGATAACTGGTCTTTGGAATGGGATAAATGATAAAATTGCATGGCTAAAAGGCAAGGTACAGGGTGTTGTAGATACGATAAAGGGGTGGTTTACTGGAAAAAAAGGCTTTGATGAGCATTCACCGTCAAAATGGTCGGAAAAAGTATTTAAGTATGTGATGGAAGGCGGAAAGATTGGAATTGAGAAGAACGAGAATAAGATAACTGATGCAATCCAAAACCTGATAGATAACGTGAAGCTAAAATACGAGTTGGGTATCATAACTGAGGAAGCGTATTACAACGCTATTGCAGATATTCGCGATGAATATTTGGAAGAGGGGTCGTCGGCGTGGTGGAACTATACCAAAGAACTGATTAACTATGAAAAATCTATCGCGGAAAGCACCAAAAAGGAAATGCAGTCTACATTTCAAGCTGTGACGGATGAAGCCGAAAAGAGTATGAACGACATAGAAAGTAAGCAAAAATCGTTTTTGTTAAAAATCCGCGGGAATATGGCTATGTATGAGACAAGGACGGTGACAATCGGTGAAAAATCTGTATCCGCCGACGTTTTGACCGACTGGCGCGAAAAAACGGCAGCAACACAGGAATATATCGGAGCTATTACAACGCTGCAGAACCGAGTACAAGGCCTATTTAGCATTGACGAGCAAGGCCAGTTTACAGAATTTATGGAAATGATTCGCACGGAAGACGCAGCAGAGGGCAGAAAAATTACCGAACTACTTATGGGATTAACTGATGCAGACCTGTCAGAATATGTGTCCGGTTGGAAAGAGTATCTTGCCGTAACAGAGAGCGCGGCAGACGATACCTATGCGGCAGAAGCAGAATCAATCAAGGTCGGATTTTTCGATAAGGTGCTATCCATGATACAGGCTTTGCCGGAAGAATTCCGCACCCAGGGAGAAAAAGCGGCAGACTTTTTCGGGGCGGCCTTGACAGAAAAAATTAACGATATATTGTCGGGATTAAATGATATGATTGTAAACTCCATACCCAACATGGAGCTGAACAGTCTTGCAACTGGTACAATTGGCGTACAAAGGTATTACACTACGAACCAGACTAAGACATCCAATATTACAATCAACTCATATGTAGAGACATCAGGCGCATCGCCATATCAAGCGTCACAAGCCAACAAAGCGATGATAAGCGGCTTGCAGAAGGAGGGGAGGCTATGAGAAGATATTTAAAAATTGAGGATATTGTTATGGGAATAGGCCACAAATATGTGTTTGACGATTTAGGGGATATAGATTCCGGGACAGTGCGCCAAAACGAAGTGGCATATATCGAGGAAGATGGAAGCGTGTTTGCAGATACCGTACTATGAGCCGCGAGTTTTTACGGTTTCTGGCACGATTTTGGCAGACAGCTACGAAGAAATGATTGCACTAAAGAACAATCTAACCAAAAAGTGCAGACCAAAAGACAAATTGCAGATACATTATTGCAATGGTGTTAAGACATATTATGCAGAAGCCGAAACACAACGGCTCCCGCAATTTTTTACACGGTTAAAAAACTTACTGCCATTCCAGATTGACATACGTATACCCGAATTTTACTGGATGAGCGAAAACGAAGAAATAAATAACATATTTGAAACCGAAAAACGGTTGACAAACAGCACAGCATTTCCGGCCGTATTTAGCGTCCGCAAAAGCGAATCCATAATCACGAACGATGGCGATGCAAACGCATGGCCCCATATAACAATTTTATGCGAAACGCCCAACCAGTCCAATATATCTGTAATCAATGCAACAACTGGTAATAGCTTCATACTCCAGTATGCTATGTGTAAAGGCGAAAGAATTGAAATAGACATGAAAAACAAAACTGTTATCAGTGATTTGACCGGGAATTTAATCAACAAGGTTGATCGGATGAATGCGTTTTGGGCTTATGAACAGGGTGCAAATAAAATAATATGTAACGCAGATGGCAGATATGCATCTATTTATATCGTATCAAGGCATCGCACACTTTATGCGGGGGTGTAATTATGCTGATAACGTATTACGACCCAGTTACATTTGAGCGCAAGGGTACGATTGCCAGAGCCATATCTATTATACATAACAAACGGCTATACTCTGTTGGCAGCATACAGATAACGCTTGATAAAAATACAGATCCGCCACCAGTGGATAGTCTGGTTTTGTACAAGGATGTATCCGGTATTGTAATGGAGGTAGACGAAACAAAAGAGTGGAACATGGTATTATGCTATGATATGAAAGGCATAACAAAATTCAGGTACATTGAACAGGAGATTGCTTACACCGCAAAAACACCGGAATATATTATAAAGGATATGGCACAAAAGATGCTTTTGGATGGCGACAGGATGATTAGCGGCTTAATTATCAACCCAGATTCCGGAAATGGTGATAAAATTGATAGTTACACTGTGGAAATCGGTAATTTTGGAGATTTTCTTGACAAGTTTTGTGCGGAAAACAGGATTGGATATAATGTAATATTCAATGAATCAAACATTGTATTTGACGTTATCAAAGAAAGAGATAATGACAATATTATATTTCCCGGGTCAGAGGGGACGCTTGACGGTGCTGAATATGTCCTGTCCAACTATGATATGCAAAATACTGTGTATTACAAAGATGGTGAGACTGTATCTTGTACAGGGAGTAAAAAAGGGATATTACGAAGAGAAGGAATGACAGACACAAGAGATAGTGCAGAGGCATTATTAAAGGAAAAACAGACATCAGAAACGCTGTGTGGCACTGCTGGCGGTCAATTAAAATATGGAATTGATTACAGTATAGGGGATGTTGTCCAAATTGTACAGGGTAATCATGTAACTCAAAAGGTCATAGCAGAGGTTGAGCAAGTGTGGGAAAGCGGACTTATGAAAGAAACTCCGGTGTTCGGGGATGAACAAAAAAATCCAATAAAAAAGCTATTTAGGGGGTAGTTAATATGGCAGTGAATATATTATTTTTGGACAACGAAACATACGGCGCAGCCGATGTCAACAAGGCATTTTCCCGGCTGACCACCCAGGGGGTGTCGCTGTTTAATGATGCTGGCGCACCGCTGACAGATTTGAATACGGCTGTATCTAATCTGGTGGAGAGCGGCGTGGAGCTGTATAATATGGACGCTTGCAAGGTAATAAACAATGAAGGCACTTATCAAATTATGCCTGGTACAGCGTGGATGGCCGATGGGTCGTGTATTACGATTTCAGATGAACCGTATCATCTGGACGTTACATCCGGCGCGGAGCAGCATGTCTATTTTCAGCGTAATATTGGAATGAACACGATTGATATAGTTGTGTCTGGCACAAATCCGCCAGAAGATGCTTTACTGATCGCGAAAATCTCTGCTGGCGGTGTGGTCACGGACAAGAGGACGTTCGCAGTAACGAAAGTGGCACCCGTAACAGCGAATATTGTAAAAGAGATTGATGCGCCAAAGATCGCCGTAGATAGCTCCTACCGCAGTGTGGAAATAGATACTGGATTTGCTGCATATTCACATGTACAGATAGTGCATGCACAGAAATTAAATCTAACAAACGGCTCTGTAGACTTAGGACATGAGTTTATTACGCTGGAAAACGGAGCGGAAATAACGTTTAAAGCTTTTGGTGTTAATACCGGCGAATCAAACCAAAGGCGTTGCTGGATAAAATTAAAAAAAGACGGTAAACTTTTGACTTTAAGTGTAAAAAATGATTACAGCATGGACGGCGATACTATATTTAAAGTCGTTGCATATTAAAGGAGTAATAACATGATCTATAATTACATCATACAAGGTGACAGGCTGCGCATGGCTGCCCCGCAAAAAGGCAACACCGGCAATATCAACACCTATGTATGCAACTTTAAGTTTGATGGGGAATGGAGCGGATTGTCTAAATTCATGGCAATCAAAACGGACAGCCAGTGCATCGCGCCGGTACTGATTCCAGATAACCAATGTATGATCCCGCAGGAGGCATTGGAAACACCGGGTGTGATCTATATCG